TATTAACTATCACTTGATATCAAACTCTCAAATATATGGCGAAGAAAAAGAAAGACAAGTTAAGGGAAGTAAGGAAGGAGTTAGAGACCGGGGATATCTTTGAACCCATGGATATCACCAAACTTGGTTCAGGTAACGACCCTTGTTTCGGTAAGAATTACGACCTATCAACCAAGGAATGTAAGATGTGCGGGGATTCTGAACTCTGTTGCATTAAGTTCACAGCTCTCATGGGTAAGACCCGTAAGGAGTTAGAAGCAGAAACCAAGTTCAAGGATTTGGAACCTTTGGTAGATATAGAAGGTTGTAAAAAATACTACCGTAAACTGGTAAGGGAGAAACTTGGTAAGAAGGAAATACTCGATAAGCTTCAGAGTAAGTTCGAGTTATCAAGGAAGGAAGCAAGAGACATTTATCGTAAATTCAACAGTAAATAACATGGTACAATTAGAGTTCACAAAGATTCGAGAGGTTAAGTCACCAAACCGAGCAAATGATGGGGATGCTGGTTTGGATTTCTACATCCCCAAATTAACCGTAGATGACATATTAAAGGTAGGTGAAAAACACGATAAAGATTTAACTGGCATCAATAGAAAGATGTTAGGTCTTGATAATATAAAATTCAAAGGTATAGATAACCCTGGATTATGTGTAGTAATAAATCCAGGTGGACGAATACTTATACCATCTGGAATCAAGGTCCTCATCAATCCAAAGGAATCTATGCTCATGGCAGCAAACAAATCAGGGGTTGCTACTAAGGATGGATTAACATTTACAGCCGAAATAGTGGACAGTCCGTACACGGGAGAGATGCACATCGGAATTCAAAACGCTTCTACTGAACCAGTATATATACCTCTCAGAGAAGATAAGAAGATAATGCAATTCGTACATGTTCCTATCATACTCTCAACACCGGTAGAAATTACCAATGAGGAGTATGAGGAGAAAGCA